CATCAGAGGCAGGTTGCCGTTCGGCTTCTCGCTGCCTTTCTTCACGTAAAATAATACCTTGAATGTACTACGCATAACTCACTCCTTTTTTTGGTTACAAAATTAGTTATTAGTGAGTTACCGACAGCTATGTAAATCTACGCAAAACGCAGAAACAGAACCTTTTAGCAAGAAATTTGCACCCGTTACGGGAGTAACGAGGTGGTAACTGAACTTCTGCACCGTTTGGCTTCGAGGTGGTATTTCGTTGGCTCTGCCCCATAGAAAAACAAAGCGTAACGAACGCTCTATCAGCTAATTCGCTACGCTTTGCTCAAATTTGCAAATCCGCTATGTGTTTATTTTATCATTTTCAAAAATTCGGATTCGAAAATAACCCGAATATTAGCACCTTTCGTATTATAGTTCTCGATCTTTTTTAATTTGGATGGCCCTGCGTTCATACCGACAATGACATAATCTGTTAGGCTACTGATCGAGTTGTTAATATCTGCCCCCATTGCTTTGACGATCTCGGCCGCCTCGCTACGTGATATTGACTCAAGCACACCGGTAAATACTACCTTTTTATCATAAAATGGGCTACTGGGGGCCGCATGTTCTAAATCCTGTTCCAAGATGTCGCCAGATAAACGATCCTCTACTATTATGTCACCCGTTATGATCTGATCATAAAATGACTCTTTTTCGTGTACTGTAATATTTCCTTTTGAAAGCAACTCATTTTTACGCTTGGCAGATATAGCTTTACGACCCTCGATTTCGCAAAGGTATTTTTTATAGGCATACCAAGCATCGGAATCGAGTTCAAAATCGACGTCATCATTGGATAGATCGTATTTGATTACCAAGTTCTTGATTTTTACTACATCTATCCCCTCAATATGTCGAATATCGTTTATTAGTGTTTCAACACCTTTATTGAATAAATCTATTGCATTGCTGATTTTATAGGCATCAACGGTCAAACATTGAAAAGAATCAGGCGTGATTGTGTATGTAATGACGCCACTTGTTTCATGTCCAGTAATTGATATTTTCATAAGGCGATAGAGTTTATGTTATTCTGCGAACGCGTGAAACAATAATATATCCAGTTTTGTAATCCGTTTTGTCGTGGTGGTGATGTTGAGGTTGTAAGGCAGGGCCGCGTCTTTGATCGGATAATCGGGTGTCAGTATAAATCGTTCGGGTTGTTTTATCCTTGTACCGCCTTGCCAGCAACACCCTGCACATCCGCCGCAGCCCCTTTTTGGGCTAATAATTCGATCGTCTTTTGCTGGGAGGCAACAATATCCAATAATTTATCGATTCGTTCCGAATTTTTGTCGTTTTTTTCTGCGGAGGCCTCATTATTTTTAAGCATTTGTCCATTTCCGGTAAGAAGCCAATAGCAATCCACATCTGGATAAATAGTGATAATATTCGCTATTGCATCCGAGTTCAATGGCGTAAATTTCGCCTTTCCTTTGAAACTCGCATAAGACATTCCTATTTCATTTGAAAATTTCTCATAACTAACCCCGTGATATTTAGCAATTTGCAATACCCTCTCCTTTATTTCAGTTATTTTATTTGCCATTTATTTGGAAATTGGTTATTTAATTCACTATATTTGCATTGTCATTACAATAGTAATTACAAATATAATCAAATAAACGAGATTATGAGAGAGATTAAATTCCGGGGCAAGCGCCTCGACAACGGGGAGTGGGAATATGGCGACCTGTTACAGTACGATGATGGGTCTGTTTGTATCGGAGTACATAGTAAAAATTACACAGATGATGGCTTTAATGTAGGCCAATATCATCACATCGCACCAGTCAATGAAGATACCGTTGGCGAGTACACGGGGCTGAAAGACAGAAAGGGCATTGCCATATACGAGGGGGATGTGATACGCTCTCCATTGTCCGAGGATAAAACTCGCCCTCATAGAATCTTTTACCATACCGGCAACGCAGCTTTTATGAGAGCCTTGATCGATAGAAAGGAATTATGTTATTTAAGATTGGATCAGGATTGGATTTATAAGTTTGGAAAAGAAGTCATTGGCAACATCCACGACAACCCTGAATTGATTGAAAAACAAACCGCCGAAAGGCATAAAAACAAAAATAGTATGTTCAAAAAGTTAGATTATCAAGTGTTCCCGAGTGAGGAAAAAACCATCTGTGTTGTCGATGACCCGGTATATGGCGGGGCGCATTGCTATGCGATTCAACACTCGGAGGGCTTTTCTGACGGAAAAGCAAAGTATGTGCCCGTCGAAACCCGCATTCAGTTTGTACAGAAAAATGACGACGGAAGTGTCATTAATGGCGTGCAGTCGGAGCAGTTAGCCTATATTCTGCTCGACCGTGCTATCAAACTGAATAACCGTTTCCCGTCGCCGCAGAACGAAAAGCAGATCGCCGGGCTGCGGATGTTCCTTGAAGGTTGCGAGGAGCGTGTCCGTGATCGCATGAATCGCGGAGTAATGGGTGACCTCAAACAGTGACGCTGATTGTTCTGAAATCAAGTTATTGAGTGCAACACCCTCCCGCGAACCGTCAAGCGGTTACCCGGAGCGATACCGGCGCGGGAACAAAACATAAACAGATTTTTAATTATGGCCGAATTAGTCCGAACCGTAAACTTTGCCGAAACCTTTGCCGCGTTGAGGCTTGGCGAAAGCGTCGAGTTCAGCGTTGCCGAGTTTACCGAATCGAGCGTGCGGGCCAACGCCAGCCGCTACTGCAAGGGTAAAAACATCAAATTGTCGGTCTCCGCGTTGAGGGGAACCGGCGTTATCAAAGTAACCCGTAAATCGTAATACCATGAACCACGAACCTCTCGACCGACTGCATTTGCAGCAGATAGCCGCCGCCTACGCTGCCGGGTATCGTATGGCCCGGGCGGAGCTGGCCGACGATACGAAATACTACACCCTCACACAATGCTACCGGAAATTCGGCCGTGGTACGGTCGATCGGTGGGCTACCGAGGGGCTGATTGAAATAATCAAAGACGGAACCCGCAACAGTAAGTGCCGTGTGCTGGCGGAACGTATAGAGCTGGTTGCCTCACAAAGTAACCGAGCCAGCTGGTTCGACAATCACGAATAATCCGCAGCGATGGGAAAGATGTACAGACGATGGGACAAATTCGAGGTGCAGGACGTAATCGCCCGCTATCTGTCCGGCGAGGATGTGCAGGCAATCGCCGAGGAGTACGGACGATCGGTTCGCAGCATAGAGATGATGATATATCGGCAAGGGTTGCATCGTCGTGAAAAGTCATCGGCAGATGATCGCGCAAAACTGGACTGTATGCCCGATCCGTTCGAGTGGATGGGCGGAAAAAAGAACCTACAAAAAACCGTATGAAATGGAACAGACTTTCGAGCAAATGAAGGACGCGGCGAAAGAGGTACATCGCCGATTTTACAAGTATTGCACCTCCTCGTTCAATGATATTGTTAATACCGACAATGTGCGAGATTTGCGCCGTGTCGTGATCCGTTATCGCGATTATGTTTCAGACCCTCGGGCAGCCCGCTATATCCGCGAGAATTATGCGGATGTATTGGAGGCGCTGGGGCTGCGGATCCAGTTTTACATCGATGGCCGTGTACGGCTGTATTTGGCAAACTAATATCCCCGATTATGGAATGGAACAACCACCCCTTTGAAAAAGACACGCCCGTAAGGACGTTCGGCAGCCGCAGCGAGTTGGCGGCCTGGGACGCCGAGAATTGCGATCGGTGCATCAAGCACGACGAATGCGAGCTGTGCGACGCGATCATGGCGGCGTACATCGGCGACGAGCGGGTGCCGCTGTGGGTCGCCAAGCGGATCGGATGTCTATATGACCCGCTCTATTTGTCCGCCAGGCTCGAAAGCACGTGCAGGGAGCGCCGGACGGAGGAGGAACGAGATTTTCCATTTTAACCATAAAAACCACGATATGAAAAGCGAAAAAGCAAAGGAATTTATCGACAAGAACGAAATGGATGCTGCGAACCTGGTAGATAAAGATGGTTGCGGCTGGGCGGTTGTTGGTATTTATGATGCTTACAAAGCCGTGGAACTTGCCGAGAAAGATGCGCGGGAACGAATGAAGAGGGCGTTTTGCTTACAAATATGTGGCGAGCGAGGCAATACTGAGAGCGGATGCGAATGTACGGATTTTTTTGATTTCTTAAGATATTACGATAATGAATAAGCCAGACACAAGCCCCGGATACTCCGCCGACATCGATACGGAATACAACAGGGTGACGGAGAACGGAACCAAGGTGTGCGGATCGTGCAATTGCTTCAAGTATGAAGACGCCAACGGGTATGGTGAATGCGAACACCACGATGTCCCCGAAAGCTATTTCGAAGCTCGTCACTGCTCCGATTACTGTGGGAATTGGATTCCGAAAACTAAATGAGTAAGAAAATTTAAGGTTGGGAAATTATGGCAAGACCGAGAAAACTAAATGCGGACTGGTTCCCGCACGACGTAAACGAACGAAACAAACCGATGGTAAAGGCCATTCGGCGCAAGTTTTCACACTTGGGGTATGCGGTATGGACTTATTTGCAGGAAACGCTGACCAGTAGCGATTTGTTCCGCATCAAGTGGGACGATGTGACCGTCGAGTTGCTGGCGGCCGATTACGACGTTGAACCGGAGGAGCTGATAGCGATAGTAGAATATGCTGTCAAAATCGGCCTGTTGGAAATCGGGGATGGGTTTATTTTCTCCGCCGAACACCGTAACGGCCTGAAACCTTTGCTATTAAAGCGCGAGCGCGATTTGCTTTTCCTTGATAATAAGGCAAAAAGCAAAACAGACGCAGGGGGCGCGGAAATTATCGACGCCGAAAATGAGCCGAAAACAAGCGAAAACACAACGAAAAAGGAGCGAAACCCCAAAAATGAAATGATTTTCGACGCTGAAAATGTTGAAAAAACAGAGCCGACGGGAGTTTTCGACGCCGAAAACAGGCGGAAACAGGGTTTTTCGTCAATTATCGGCGAATTTCCTTTTTTTAAGAGTAAGAGTAACAGTAAGAGTAATACACACACAGTAATCCCTACATGGAAAGGGGGTGTGGGGGAAAACCAAACCGCCGAGTTCCTCGACTGGCTCGATTCGGCCTATCCCGAAATCGCAGCGATGGCCGAACCGATCACCGAGGAGCAGGCCCGTGACATTCTGGCCAAGTTCAGTGCCGAGGATATAAACCGCATCATCGCGGCAATGGACAACAAAGGGGCGTACAAGAACAAATCCGCATACTCGACGTTTGCCTCGTTCGTGGCTCACGACATCATCATCAAGAGCCGCAAAGCCGACACGGGCCGCAAATACACGTACAACGAGGTGATCGCCGAGGTGGACGGAGGCCGAGGGGCGTGGGACGATTTCCAGTTCCTCGCAATGCCCGACGGCACGAAGTACTGGATGCGTAAAATCGACATAGCCGCAATACAAGCATGAGACGAAGATCGACCGACAACACCGACACGATGACCGCAAGCGAATTTAGACGGCTTATTTCCGGCGATCTCCCCCGAAATGGTATAACTACACCGATCGGCAATCGAAAGGTCTTAAACGCGACGAAAACCGAGGAAAACGGGGTAATCTTCGACAGCCGGCTCGAACGCTACATGCACGATCTGCTGAAATCGCACGGAATAGGCTTTCTGTTTCAAAAACGCTACACCCTACAAGAGCCGTTCACCTACAACGGGGAGAACGTTCGGGCGATCACCTACACGCTGGACTTCTACCTGCCGGATTACGACATGGCGATCGACACCAAGGGCGTGGCCACCCAGCAGGGCAAGATCCGCATCAAGATGCTGAAGCGCCTGTTTGCCGACCTTGGCCGCACCACCACGATCGAGTTGCCCCGCACAAAAGACGAATGCGCCGCGCTGGTGGCTCGGCTGACTTCAAACCGATAAAACGAAAGTTATGCAAATCAATACCACCTACAACCTGGATGCGCTTGCAGCGGCCCGACTGCTGCCGGACGGATGCGTGGATTGCATTGTCACATCGCCGCCCTACTACGGGCTGCGTGATTACGGTGTGGACGGTCAGATCGGGCAGGAGGAGTCGCCGGAGGCTTTCATCGCTCAACTCGTTGAGGTGTTCCGAGAGCTGCGTCGGGCACTCAAGCCGGAGGGGACGTTGTGGGTGAACATGGGCGACAGCTACAACTGCTACAAAGGCAATGCTGTCCGAAAAAACGCACAAACGGATTACGCCGGACACCGATGCCAGCCAGTTCGAAAACCCGGATTCAGGTTGGAGTGCAAAAATCTGAAAAATAAAGATCTGATCGGGATCCCGTGGATGCTGGCGTTCGCCCTCCGTACTGACGGCTGGTACTTGCGTCAGGACATTATTTGGCACAAGCCGAACCCGATGCCCGAGAGCGTCACAGACCGATGTACGAAAGCACACGAGTATATTTTCCTGTTCAGCAAATCGGCCAAGTACTACTTCGACGCCGAGGCGATCAAGGAGCCAGCGACCGGGTGGAACGGATCGAAATTCGAGGATGGCAAGAACCTGATCAACCATCCGAACGTCGGCAAGAACCGGCAGCGCAAGCCGGCAGGATGGGACACGGGGAAAGGCGGGCACGGATCATTCCATCGTTCCGGTCGTGCGGAAGCGATTGAATACACCGAGATAGCGCCGGAAGCTTCAACGACGCGCAACAAACGAAGCGTGTGGACAGTTCCCCCGCAGCCGTTCAAAGAGGCCCATTTTGCCACGTTCCCCGAGAATTTGATCGTGCCGTGCATCCTTGCCGGGTGTCCCGCTGGCGGCCTCGTGCTCGACCCATTCAACGGCTCCGGCACTACGCGTATCGTCGCCAACAAACTCGGCCGCAATGCCATTGGGTTCGAATTGAACCCCGAGTACATCGAGATCGAGAACCGACGCCGCAGCAAAGAGCTGGGGATGTTTGAAAACATTACGCTATGATCCGCTTTCTGTACATAGACCTCTTTTGCGGCGCCGGTGGAACATCTACGGGCGTTGAGGCGGCACGGTTGCACGGCGAGCAGGTCGCCAAGGTGATCGCATGCGTCAATCACGATGCCAACGCGATCGCTTCGCACGCGGCCAACCATCCCGACGCGCTGCACTTTGTCGAGGACATCCGCACGCTGAACCTCGACCGGCTACTGGCCCATGTCGAGGTCTCACGGAAACAATACCCCGCCGCCCGCGTGGTGTTGTGGGCATCGCTGGAATGCACCAACTTCTCGATCGCCAAAGGAGGCCAAAGCCGCGACGCAGACAGCCGCACGCTGGCCGAGCACCTTTTCCGCTACATCGACGCGCTGCGCCCCGACTATATCCAAATCGAAAATGTCAAGGAGTTCATGACGTGGGGGTCGCTCGCGGTGAAAGTCGTCGAGGCATCACATGGGCACGGCGCCTATTGCCCGCTGAAGATAAAGACAGTCGGCCAAGGCAAACACAAGCGGCGTACCATCGCCCCCGTGTGGGTCCCCGACGCAACCCGTCGAGGTGAGGATTACCACCGATGGGTGGCTTGCATTTGCAAGGACGGAGGGTATCGGTTCGACCACCGCATCCTCGATTCGGCGGACTTCGGGGCCTACACCTCCCGCCGCCGGTTCTTCGGGATTTTCGCCGCCGGCCGGCTGCCCATCGTTTTCCCGACGCCCACCCATGCCAAGAAGCCCGCCCCCAACTTGTTCGACGCCCGCGCTAAGTGGCGCCCGGTTCGTGACGTGCTGGACTTGCACGACGAGGGCGCCAGCATATTCGGCCGCAAAAAGCCGCTGGTGGATGCAACCTTCGAGCGCATACACGCCGGGCTGGTGAAGTTCGTCGCCGGTGGCAAAGAGGCGTTCATGGTCAAATACAACTCCATGAGCCAAAGCGGCAAATACGTCGCGCCAGGCATCGACGATCCATGCCCGACGGTTGCGGTGCAGAGCAGGCTCGGCGTGGCAAAGGCGTGTTTCCTTGCCAAGCATTTCAGCGGATCACCGGCCGACCGTGCCATCAGCATCGACGGGCCGGCGCACGCCATCACAACGGTAGATCATCACGCGCTGGTCTCCGGCAACTTTCTGACGGCGTACTATGGTAACGGATACAACTCGCCAGTCGAGGCACCGGGGCCGACCGTAACGACAAAAGACCGGTTCCAACTGGTGCAGCCTCGGTTTCTGAATATGCAATACGGTAACGGAGGAGCGGTATCTGTCGAGGAGCCGGCCGGTACGGTAACGACGACTCCGAAGCACCACCTCGTTACGTGTCGCCTGGCGATCCCCGCCCGCAAGGGTCGCTATCTGCTGAATCCGCAATACACGTCCAAGTGTGGCAGCATCGAAACGCCGTGCTTTACGTTGATCGCCCGCATGGACAAAATATCGCCCTACATCGTCACAACGGAGCGCGAGGGTCAGCAGGTCGCTCCGTTTATCCGCCGCGAGGGCGATACGCTGATCTACGAGGTATATACCACAGACAGCCCGATCGTGGTGCAGATAAAGGAGTTCATGGCGCTGTACGGGCTGGTCGATGTGAAGATGCGAATGTTGAAGATTCCCGAACTGAAACGCATCATGGGTTTCCCCGCCAACTACAAGCTGGTAGGCACACAGGCCGAGCAGAAGAAGTTCATCGGCAACGCTGTTGAGGTTACAATGGCCCGCGTGATCTGCGAAGCACTGGGGCGTATGATTTTGGATTTTGAAAATGCAGCATGATATGAAAAGTATAAATTTATTCGGCCAAGAGGAGCACGTGTTCACGAATCGCGGAAAGTCGCAAAAAGGGCTTTTCAACGATTACGAGGGCTTTGTGGAAAAATTCAATCCCAAGAAAACGACCGACGACTGCTATACGCCTCCAGCGGTGTACGACTATGTTTTGCAATATGTAGCCGATCATTGCGACATCGACGGGATGACCGTTGTCCGCCCGTTCTATCCGGGTGGTGATTACGAGAGCTTGGTCTATCCCGATAATTGCGTGGTGATCGACAACCCGCCCTTTTCGATCGTCTCTCAAATTGTCCGGTTCTATCTGAAACGAGGGATCAAGTTTTTCCTGTTTGCTCCGCATCTGACATTGTTCAGCGCTGACCTTGACTGTACACGGATCGTATGCGGCGCCGCTATCGTTTACGAAAACGGGGCAAAAGTAAATACATCTTTTTTGTCCAATATGTTCGGCGAAGCCGGTGTAATAGGTGATCCTGTGCTATATGAGGGGATCGACGCCATTTGCTCGGCACCGAAAGCGGAGTTGCCGAAATACAAATACCCGGACTGCGTGCTGACGGTTTCGGATGTAGCGTACATCGTGAAAAACAAGGGAGAGATAAAGATAGACAAGCGGGAAATGGTGCATCACTCTGCGCTTGACATCCAAAAAAAGCACGGGAAATCGATTTACGGATCCGGTTTTTTAATCTCGTATACCGCCGCCGAAAGAGTTACCGCCGAAAGAGCTGCGGTGAAAAAAGAGGCTATAGTATGGGAGTTATCCGAACGAGAAATGCGGATCGTTGAAAAATTAAGCGGGCAATAAATGGAACCAGCCAACCCTTTGCACGCCGAGATACGGCGCCACGTCCGCGAGGTACAACGCACCCGCCGGGCTACAAACAGGATGCCCGCCGACGCTCTGGTCATACGCGACGGACTTATGCTGAAAACGCGGTTTTCCCAATCCCTCACCGCTTTTCGTGCCGTATTGGAGGAAATGGTCGCGTTGAGGTTGATAGAGATAGGTCGAACTATAAACGATACCTACGTGCGGGTTATTGAAGATTGATCGATCACCAAATGCAGCAAAAATTATTCTGAAATGGATATGAAAAAACGGATAATACGAGTATTCCCAACCAAGACGAATGCTACGCCAACCGACGAGCTGGTACGTATCCGCGAAACTCCGTCCTTTTTCGACGAAGCGGACGAGGTGCACGTTTCTGTAACGTTCACATGGGACATACCGATCGCTGAATGGCTGGCGAAACAATGGGAGCCGGTTGCAACGGTGAAGATCGGCGGTCCCGCTTACAATGAGCCGGGCGGCGATTTTATCCCTGGTATGTACATGAGGCACGGATACGTGATTACCAGCCGAGGATGTCCGAATCGATGCTGGTTTTGCGCTGTTCCCAAGCGTGAGGGCGGAATGCTCCGAGAGTTGCCAGTTACCGACGGCTGGATTCTGACCGATGACAACCTGCTGGCCTGCTCTCCGGGCCATATCGACGAGGTATTTGCCATGCTTGCCCGCCAGCCGCACAAGCCGCAATTTACCGGAGGACTGGAGGCAGCGTTGCTAACCCCGACGATGGCGCAACGAATACATGAGTTACATCCCCAATCGCTATTTTTCGCCTACGACACCCCCAACGACCTGGACCCGCTCGTTGAGGCAGGCAAAATGCTTATCGAGGCAGGTTTCACCAAATCCAGCAACTCGATGAGGTGTTATGTGTTGTGCGGTTACAAGGGAGACACGTTCGAGAAAGCACAGACACGGATGGGCGAGGCGTGGCGAGCCGGTTTTATGCCAATGGCAATGTTGTTTCGTGATCTTGAGGGTAAATATTCAACCGATTGGCGCCGGTTTCAACGGCAATGGGCCAATCCGACAATCACGATCTGTAACTGTATAAAACACTTTGGTAGATGAAAATAATCGTAACATTTTCCGGAGGAAAGGATAGCCTTGCGGCGCTGTTGTGGGTGCGCGAGCACATCACCACCAACTTTACCACCGTGTTTTGCGATACGGGATGGGAGCATCCACTGACCTACGAGTACATCAATCGCATCGCCGACCGGCTAAACCTCGACCTCGTAACGCTCAAGTCGCCCAAGTATGATGGGATGGTCGGTTTGGCCAAGCAGAAAAAGCGTTGGCCGTCCACCCGTGCCCGATTCTGTACCCAAGAGTTGAAAACCAAGCCGTGCATCGACTATGTGCTCGACAACGTACAGGATAATATACTGATGATCCAAGGCATACGCGCGGCGGAATCTCCGAACCGTGCGGCTATGTCAAAGCAATGCACGTACTTTAAGTACTATTTCGAGCCATACGGTTATGATAAAGCGGGCAAACCAAAGATGCACACCTATCGCGGTCACGACGTGCGGGTGTTCCGAAAGCAATACGCTGACGATCTACTGCGTCCCGTATTCGATTGGTCGGCGCAGCAGGTGATTGACTACATCCTCTCGGCGGGGCTTGAACCCAATCCGCTCTACACGATGGGCTATAAACGTGTAGGGTGCTGGCCGTGCGTCATGGCGAGCCAGCGGGATATACTGAACATTTCCCGCCAATCTCCGGATCGCATCGAGCAGATTGCCACGCTGGAGCATGACCTGAAGTCATCGTTTTTTGGACCGGATAAAATCCCCGCCCACGCGATTACCAGCGGCGAGAAATATCCGACAATAAACGATGTAGTACAATATGTCAAATGGCAGAACGCGACCGGCAGCCTGTTCGACGATGACACAGCGACCAGTTGCATGAGCTTTTACGGATTATGTGAGTAAAAACCTTTCAAAAATGAAATAATCATGGGAAATTTAACACTCAAAGAATTGGGGCGACGTGCATTTGAAACCGCCAAAGCGAAAGGGTTCCACGATGAACCGATCGACATCCCCCGCGCTTTAATGCTGACCGTTTCGGAACTCGCCGAGGCGCTGGAAGCCGATCGTAAGAACAAACGGGCCGACTTATCGGCTTTTTTCGATAAGGAACCCTGTGAAATCTTTCCGTTCCGTGAAAAGTTCGAGGTACACGTTAAAGACACGTTCGAGGACGAGCTGGCCGACGCGACTATTCGCCTGCTTGATTTATCCACCGCACTCGGCATCGATCTCGAAATGCACGTTCTGCTGAAAATGCAGTACAACGAGGGCCGAGGATATAAGCACGGGAAACGCTATTGACTATGTGGAGGCTGACAGACACCAGCGCCATGCCATACGGCAAATACAAGGGGCGTCCCATGTCGGGCGTCCCCGCCGATTACCTGCTATGGCTCCATGAGAACGGCAAATGTTCGGAAAGTGTAGCGCGGTACATTGAGGAGCACAAGCCCGCCATCGAGCAACGCAGGGACACCGAGGCTGCCGATCGGAAGCAGAAGACGGCCGACCGTATGCCGTTCGGCAGCTACAAGGGCGAAGTAATAGCGAAAGTCCCTGCCGAGTATCTACTGGCCATGTATGAGAGTGGCAAGTGTCCCGCGAATGTGCAGGAGTATGTCGAGCAGAACATGGCGGAGTTGCATCTGCGGGCCGAAAGAGATGGCAGGTGCAGGAATGCGTTGAAATCAATGTATTTATAATTTTTTTTGGATTATGAAAAAAAGCGACAAAGACTTGGCGAACGACATCCGGCAGCGGGCGAACGCGGCCAACGTGTCCATTTCGCAGTTATGCCGCGAGGCCGGCGTATCGCGCCAGTGGTATGAGGATTTGAAGCGCCGGACACCCCAACCGGTGGATTTGTACCTCAAAATCGACGAGAAGCTGAAAGAATACGAACGAGGTGAGACGGCCGACCACGTGGCAGACGTTTCCATGCAATAATCTGACGTTATGGAGATCAAGATCACACAGGAAAAGCGCGGCGAGGTCGAGCGGATCCAAAACGAGTTCCGCAGCAAGCTATCCCCCAATGAGATATTGCGCGGCACGGCGCAAGGCGTCAATAGTGCGCTGACACGCTCGATCCCGCGCATAAACAAGCGGATAAAGGAGCGATACAACATATCGCAGAAATACCTATCACGCCAGGCGGTGGTGTCGCCAAAGGCCAACAGCGGCAGCCTATACGGAGGCATCAAGATAAACGAAAGCCGACTGCCGATTATCGCATTCAAGCCCAAGCAATCGGGATCGTCTATTTCGGTGGCGATCCACAAGGGTAAAACGACCATGATCCGGCATGCCTTTGTCGCCACCATGGCCAGTGGGCACAAGGGGGTATTTTCGCGCGGTCGCTATCAGAAGCGGGTGGGCTTCGTACCCGGGCGAGAAAAGACGGCCAGCGGTAAGGTGCGTATTACGGAGCTGATGACGGCCTCGCCGTTCACGATGGGTATTTCGCCGGACGTTCGGACAGACGTGGCGGAGTTCATGGGCAATGAGGTAACGGCCCGCGTACACGGTATATTAACCAGCCGCGTGAATAAGATCGCGGCACGGCAATAAAGAGGGTGAAAGGTATGGGCAAGAATATTTTTTGTAGGTTCTTTCCGGCCCCCTACATCGGGGGTAGTCGGCACCGCATTTTTTCGCCAGTCAGTAGGAAAAAATTGTCATAGCAGGTAGCAAGCGATTTGAATGAAGAAAAGGGCGCCCAAGGGATGGGTGAAAATATCTGATTTTGAGGAATCAACCGGAATAAGCGCCAAGACCATCACAGCGGCAATAAAGCGCGGATATATACCGGACAATTTCGCGGACATCGTTGGGACGTCCGCGACTTCTCCGTATTATCTGAACCCGCAGCAGGCCGCCGTATGCTGGTACAAGTCGCTGAACTCCGCCCACCCCAACCAGCGCAAGGTGCGTAATGCTCTGGCCGGCTACATCAAGACCTTTGACAAAACGGTAATCGAGCCGGAGCCAGCCGCCAAAGCTGCGGCCGCGCCTACAATGACCTACGAGGATGCCCAATTACAGGAAAAAATCGCCAAGGCAAGGATTGCAGAGCTGGAATTGCAGGAAAAAGAGGGGGCGCTGGTGTCGCGCGAGCGCATAAATGCCCAACTTTTCGCCGCCGGCAAGGAATTACGCGACACGCTGCTGGCGATCCCAGACCGGATTACAGATGTGGTCATGGCCGAGGATAATCGCGCCATCATTCACAACACGATCTACGATGCAATCGCCGATGCGTTGCAAAAACTCGCGGATTTTCAAACAAGGATAGACCAATGACAACTATTTTCACAGAAATAACCAAGTTTTTCCAAGGTTTGCGGCCGCTCGACAGGATTACGGTGTCGCAGTGGGCGGACAAATATCGGTTTTTGTCACCGATCAGCTCCGCAGAATCGGGACAGTACCGAACGAGCCGTACCCCTTACTTGCGCGACATCATGGATTGCTTGAGCGTTCACGATCCGCACCGTAAAATTGTCTTTGTCAAGGCCGCGCAGATTGGCGGAACCGAGGGCGCCAGCAATTTTGTAGGCTATTCCATGCACATAGCGCCGGCGCCCACCATGTTCGTGCAACCAACCGACAAAATGGTCGAACGATTGTCCAAGGGGCGCATCGACCCGCTGATCGAGAATTGCCCGGAGCTGAAGCAGCGCGTGGCGCCGGCCAAGAGTAGGGACAGCAACAACACGATCACGCAAAAGAATTTCCCCGGCGGCCTGCTGCTGATGGTCGGCGCCAACAGCGCGGCGGGATTGCGGTCGGTCCCTATCCGGAATTTGATTTTGGATGAGGTGGACGCATATCCGCAGGACTTGGACGGCGAGGGTTCGCCTATCGACTTGGCGATCGCCCGTACCCGAACCTTTCCCAACCATAAAATTTTCATGTTGAGTACCCCGACAATCGAGGGACTTTCGGCGATCGAGCGGGAGTTTTTAGAAACCGATCAAAACTACTACCATGTCCCGTGCCCGCATTGCGGCGCTATGCAGCCGTTGGTGTTTGCCAACCTCAAATGGGAGGAGGGGCACCCGGAAACGGCGAAATACAAATGCGACCATTGCGGAGAGCTGATTGCCGAGCGTCATAAGATCACCATGTTGGCAAACGGCGAGTGGGTACCTGCCAAGCCGGAAAAGGTTAACTATGACGTGATCGGATTCCACATTAACAGCCTCTATTCGCCATACGGATGGCATAGCTGGGAGCAGATTGCGCGTGATTTCATCGCTGCCAAGGAGAACCCCAGCAAGTTGAAGGTTTTCGTGAACACCACCCTTGGACAGACGTGGGCGGAAAAGGGAGAGGCGCCGCCGTTCAAAAACCTATACAACCGCCGCGAGCATTACAAGACCAACCACGTGCCCGCCGATGTGTGTTTCCTCACCGCCGGTGTCGACGTGCAGCGCGACCGCCTGGAGCTGGAGGTCGTCGGCTGGTGCGCCGACAAACGCAGCTACTCGATCGACTACCGCGTAATCGAGGGTGACACGGCCGGCACCGCCGTGTGGGACGATTTGGCCGCCGTCGTGAGTGAGCGGTGGCCGCGCAAGGACGGCATGGAGTTTCCCATCCGAATGATGGCAGTGGACACCGGCTACAACACGACGCATGTCTATACCTTTTGCCGGCGGTTCGTCGGCGATCGCGTCATACCGATCAAGGGACAGGATCATCTCGGCATGGCCTTTTCACCGCCCAAGCAGGTGGACATCACCAAGGCGGGTAAAAAGGTCGGAAAGATGCGCCAGTGGAATATCGGCGTGTCGTTCCTAAAAACCGAGCTATACGCCCACCTGCGGTTGGAGAAAGACGAAAACGGCGTACCGCCGCCGAACTATTGCCATTTTCCCGAGTATGACGAGCACTATTTTCGCGGACTTACCGCCGAGGAGCAGGTCGTCAAGGTGGTGCGAGGTTATCGGAAATTGCAATGGGTTAAACGCTACGAGCGCAACGAACCGCTGGACTGCCGCGTCTATGCCAGGGCAGCGGCGGCAATCCTCGGGCTGGATCGGTTGAGTCCCCAGCGATTGGCCCAAATGGGTGGCGCCACCGCCAAAAAGAGAGAGCCGCGCGGCGACGAAAACGGCGGGCGCCGTCGGGGCGGTAGTTTTTGGGATGATTGATATACCGAGAACTCGGTATATTTAGAAAAGGTTTACCGAGTTCTCGGTAAACCTTTTCACATGGTATTGTGAATACGAAATACCTCCCATAAATTCGTCACAAATCGTTACGCTACCATGTCGTTTACCATCGAACAATATACCGCGCTCAAGGAGGCCATCGCCACCGGTGCGACCACCATAACCTACGGTGATAAAACCGTGAGTTATCGGTCGCTTGCCGAGATGAAAGATTTGGTTCGGATGATCGAGGATGAGTTGTTTCCGGAACGTCGCTTGCGTCGTCGTCGCCTTGCTTGCATTGATCGAGGCTATTTCAGCAAAAAATGAGAATTTCGTTTGAAATATCACGCAGCCGTAAAAAACGGGCCTACGAGGCAGCCGACAAAGGCCGTCGCGGTAAGGCATTCCGCATGGCCAAGTCCACGAGCGTCAACAGCGAGGTGTCGGCCGCGCTGGTCACGTTGCGGGATCGTTCCCGCAACATGGTACGTAACAATGGATGGGCGCGTCGGGCGGTCGAGGCGATCACAAAACACACGATCGGCGAGGGCATCCAGCCGGCGCCGGACGCCGACCTGGACACCTGCCAGCGCGTAAAACGACTTTGGAGCAAGTGGGCCAACACGACCGCCTGCGATTGGTACGGCAAAACGACCTTTTACGGATTACAGGAGTTGGCAATGCGCTCCATCGCCGAGGGTGGAGAGGTGCTGATTTTGCGGCGCTGGGTCATGCCAGACGACAACAACCCGCTTCCTATCCAGTTGCAAATTTTAGAGGGCGACCAACTCGATCACACTCGCAACGGTAGTAACGACATGGGCTATTGCCGCCTCGGTGTTCAATTCAGCAAAGAGGGGCGTCTGCTCGGCTACTGGATTTTTGACTATCACCCCGGCGACAGCTACATCGTCACGCCGGCGCTCGCCAGCAAATTCCACCCCAAGGAGGATGTGCTACATGCTTTCGAGGTATTGCGGCCCGGGCAGGTCAGAGGTTTGCCGATCGGTGTGTCGGCGTTCATGAAAACGAGCGATTTCTCCGACTACGAGGATGCCCAACTGGTCAAGCAAAAGGTGGCCGCATGCTTTGCCGCCTTTGTGTTGGGGTCGGAAGATGACGGTGGAGAGGATGGCGAAAAAGGGATCGAGCGCTTGGAGCCGGGCATCGTCGAGCATCTCGGCGCTGCCGAGTCGGTGGAGTTCGCCAATCCGCCGAGTGTGTCGGATTATGATGCTTACGCCAGTCGCATATTGCAGGGCGTGGCCGCTGGCTATGGCATCACCTACGAGATGCTGACCATGGATTACAGCAGGGTCAACTTCACCTCGGGCCGTATGGCGAAAATCGACGTCACGGCCAACTTCAAGAGCTGGCAATACTTCATGATCGTGCCGCAGATTTGCGCCCCCGTGTGGAATTGGTTTATTAGTGCGTGCATGATCAAGGGGGAATTATCCTCCTACATTTCCGCCGACTGGACGGCGCCGCGTGTTCAGCAGCTCGACCCGCAGCGCGAGACCGCCGCGCAGGTTGATAGGATCAAGGCCGGACTTGCGACGATCAGCGAGACGATCCGAGAGATGGGCCGCGAACCCGAGGAATTTTTCAAAGAGTACAAACAGGACATTGACCGGCTGGCCAAGTTGGGCATTACCATCGACAGCGTGAACACGGCCGCCGCCACTGTCCAAAATGAAGAAAATAATGGCAACACAGGAAACGAATAACCGCACCATGGGTGTGTTGTACGGGCGGGCGCTCGTGCAGCCTACGACCATCGACCAAGAGGCCCGCGAGGTAGATGTCGTATGTGCCACCGAGAAAATGGTGACGCGATTCGGCTGGGAGGAGGACTACGACGAAATGCTGGTTTGTGAGGCTGGGGCTATCAGGATGGACCGTGCAAATCAAGGCTTACCGCTCTTGGACTGCCACAACGCCTACACCGTTCATAGCCAACTCGGCCGAACGGTAAAGGTGTGGATCAACGAATCGCGCCAGCTTTGCGCCCGCGTTCGTTTCTCCAGCCGCCCCGAAGTGGCAGGGATATTTCAGGACGTAGTGGACGGGATCGTCAAAGGGATCTCGGTCGGCTACGAAATCTATAAGTTCGAGCGAGAGGAGCGCCCGAACGGCGCACGGCCTATCTACCGGGCAATAGACTGGATGCCGAGCGAATTGTCCCTCGCTCCGGTGCCTGCCGACATCGACAGCGGTATCCGCGCGGTACAACAGCAGCATCCGGTCGAAATTGTCAGAAAACAAACCACAAATACCACCAACATGAAAAAAACGAGAGCAACAGAAACAGGTAAGACCATGGAGTACGTCGTCGAGGGCGATCCCGTAAAGCAGGGGGACATCGTAACCGTCGATGGCGTTAAGGGCGTTGCCCTTTCCGATGGCGAGGTGGGCGACACCATTACGCTCACACTGATCGAGGCGGAGGCCGCACCGGCTGACCCCGACGCAATCAAGGCGGCCGAGGATGCCGCCGCC